TGAAGATGTTCTTTGGCATTGTTGTTGTTCGTATTGGGTTGCAATTGTATGAACTTTCCCAAAAAGTAATACTCTGGTATCATTTTATTGTTTAGGACTTTTGGTAACAACTCAGTTCCTATGCATGTCAAGTTATAACTCACATGCATGGATCTGTCACTATTCTGCGCCTCCAAGTATCTGGGGTGGTGCACGTATTTCATACCATCCTCGAGTCTATTGGTACTTTGAATCACTTCTTTGCTTTTGCCAAATGTTTTTAAGTCAACCCTTGATTCGTTAGTATCTAACTCTATCTTTTTTTCTTGTCTCCGATCCATGTGAGCAATAGTGTTTGTGTGAACTGAATGAACAATAATTGATTCACTTATTTCTTTCAATGCATCGATTTCACCACGCGTGATAGTGTTTATCATATTAGATTCTTCATACCAGCCGGGTGCTTCGGGATCTCTGAATCCTTCCTTAATAGCTTCTTTATTCAGTTTTTCGAGTTTGGCTTTAACTAATGCTTTGAACGCGTGAGTATCAATTTCTCGTATGTTCTTGAGCATCCCCTTTTCATTTTGACCTAATCTGCTTGTTCTTCCTGTGAACACTTCAGCCTGCATTGATTGCAGCTTTTTCACTGTGAGATCTTTTCTAAGGCGACTTATATCTTGGTTTTGTGACGGATCCCGAATGAACTGATCCTTTAGAGGTCTGGTTTCTAACGCCTGGCGGTGTTTGTACTGATTGTTTTTTGGTGAAGTGTTTTTTGCATTCATTTAAATACTTAAATAAAAAAAAAGAGAATATGATAAAATGTCGTTACCAGCCTGGTACTTGGAATGTGCCGAAGATTACTTGAGTATACTTAGAAATTCTCACACTTACAGTAAAGCTGAATTGTTTCAGGCCACGAAGACACAAAGGCTGGCTGAATACAAATTGTGGCATGAAAGACGCGTGAAAGAGAAAGGGGGTGCAAACGAAGAATATGCTCTAGGTACGACAGAACTGCAGCAACTTAAACCTTACAGTGAGAATTCGATGTATCAAGGGAGTTTGTCGCGTCGCACAACTGATGCAAAAATGCATCTAAAGAATACAAATTTTTGGAAGATATTAAAAGAAAGATAAGCTAGTTGAACAGAGATTTCTTACATGAAGGGTTTCATTTACTGTTTCACAACACATGAGAACCCTTACATAATCAAAGCAGGTCATACTCATCAAGAAGTTAGCAAACGAATGAGAGGGTATTTGGGTCCAACAAAGCCTCGCACAATGATATTTACCCACGAGGTGGATGATTCTGTGGAGGCTGAAAAAATGATGTTGAAGCTGATGCGCCAAACTGTGAGCATAAAGCAACGTGAGGATCTTGGAAACGAATGGTTCGAAACGGTCGGAGAGTACAGTTTTCACGATCGACAGGTTCATCTTGAAAACATTGCACAAATAGTCAAGAAAGCATCGAAGAAAGAGGACGTCGTTTATAGTGGTGAAAGCGACGAGATCAGTGCAGAGGAAAGTGATGAAAAAAAAGTCAAAAGATTGAAGCTGACTAATTTCACTGAGAAATATGGTAATGCGACCACCCTGAGGGGACTAGAATATTATTTTGAAACAATGGATCAGTTTGTCAGAGAAGAAGCTCCACCGTTCGAAAAAGCTGTTGACTTGCTACGAGCATACGAAGCATCTAAATTTTCTCCTTATGGAAAGTTTTGTCAATTCTTACGCTTCCCAGAGGAAGTACGGGTGCAGGTTACGGCAAATCGATATTCAGAATTCTTGTCCAAAACCTAAGATTTAAAATATATACTTAAGTAAAATGAAAACCCGCTTGACCCTACAGGAACTGATTAATAATGAGCGGTCAGAATTCATTTTGGACACTAACAATCGTCATTTAGCTTTCAAAATTGATGACAATGAACTTTGGGATTTATACGAACGACAGTTTGAGTGCTTTTGGCAACCGAAAGAAATCGAGCCAGCGAAGGATCATGGTTGGGACACGCTGACTGAAAATGAAAAAAACTTCATTTCTATGGTACTAGCGTTTTTTGCGACTGCGGACTCACTCGTTTATGACAATCTCGATATGAATTTTTCAGCTGAAGTGCAAATCACAGAGGCAAAATTTTTCTACGGAATGCAAGGATTCATGGAAAACATTCACTCCCAGGTTTACATGTCACTTTTAACCTGTTACGTAAAAGACGAAAAAGAACAAACTAGATTAATAAATGCTATTGAGGACATTCCGACGATAAAAAAGAAAGGAGACTGGGCAACAAGATATTTTTCAAGAGAAATTCCATTCGCACTTCGTTTGGTAGCTTTTGCCATTATCGAAGGGATTTATTTTAGCTCTGCATTTGCAAGTATCTTCTGGCTCAAGAAATATAAGAAAGGCATTCTAGATGCTCTAACCCTGTCCAACTCTTTCATAGCTCGAGACGAGGGGCTGCATACGGAGTTCGCGGTTGCTTTATTCAATAGACTTGCGCGTATACCTCTTCAGGAGGATGTGCACCAATGTTTCAAAGAAGCAGTGGAACTTGAATTAGAATTCGTAAAAGATATCCTCAATGTCTCTGTCATTGGAATGGATCACGTAAAACTGTGTAACTATGTAAAATTCTGTGCAGATCGTTTGCTAGTACAACTTGGATATGACGAGTTATACAACATCAAGTCCAATCCTCTCTCTTTCATGGAGACGCAGTCTATGAGAGTGGCAACAAACTTCTTCGAGTCTAAAGTTCACGAATATGCACTCGCGCCTCAAGGGGATTATTGCGAATCAGCAGAATTCTGATTCAAGTGCGTGAAATGTGTCGTACTTGTCGTCTGTGAAGGGATGTACGTCTAATAGAATGGTGTGTACCTCGGTTTCATTTCTATGCTCTGCAATAAGAGTTTTCTAAAGTTCTCGGGTGTCAATTTGCCATTTTGTAATGCACGTAGTCTTGCATTTATTTCTTTATTTCTTTGTTTGTTTCGCTCGTCCTGAGCCAGCTTAAGCCCTTTAACACTTCGATGCGCTTTTGCTGTTTTCAATTGTTGTCTAAGGCCACTATAAAGATGTAATTCTGCTAGTGTGTTGATCTCACGAATCAAATTATTCGGTAGATGACCTACATTTGTTCTACGTCTTGTATTTTTAAGCTTTTCATTATATCTGTGATTTTTAGACGATTGATTTACAATTCTTGTAGCAAGATTATCGGGTAATGATCTCCGGAGTGACATAAGCGCTACAGACCGGGCGTTATTAGTAACCATTTATGATATACGTAACATTTTAATTTAAGGACTACCTGCCAATATGGGAAGAACGAATTGTGCGTGGCGTTCCAAAACCCAAGGACTGGGACTCGTGGCAAGGAAAGGTTTAAACTTTTTGAAAGAAACGTGATGCAGTTTTCTGCATTTTCAAAAGTTTGGATTCAGGCATACTTCGTATTATTCTTTTTCTATGTTTTTCTTTCAATCTTTGATGTTCGAGTATTTCTTCGAGCCTCTGTTTTCGCTCTTGTTCTTGTTCTAATCGCATCCAGTCCTTTCGATCTTGTTCTCGTATTATTTTCATGTTCTCTTCCTTCTGTATTTTTTTCATGTTTATCTCTTTGATTACTTTTTGTATCCAAATAATAAGTGGTGAACGTAGTTTTTCAACTGCATTGACCCTTCTTTTCTTTTCATCTTCCTCTTTTCTCTTTCGCTCTTCCTCTTTTCTATTTCGCTCTTCTTTTACTTTTTGTATCCAATTGACCCTTCTTTTCTTTTCATCTTCCTCTTTTCTCTTTCGTTCTTCCTCTTTTCTCTTTCGCGCTTCTTTTACTTTTTGTATCCAAGTAATAAGTGGTAAACGTAGTTTTAAGAGCGCATTACATCGTTTGCATGACCCATGGAACGGTGTATCGGGTTTAAGCGTTATTATCTTTTCATTACCATTGCTTTCAATAAATTCGTTATAAATTTTGATGACATGACGAGCAGTCACCTCGACCATCCCCCCTGGACGAGAAGCTGGATTTGTCTTATGCGTATGGCAAACTTCCAGAATCTGTATTAATCGACCATTAAAATAGATGGCCACATCCGGTACAATTTCACCAGATAGATATCCAGGAACGCCTGGCATTCGTTCTTCTAATTTTACAGTTGTGCCTCTTGGTATTGCGTTATGTGTGTCATGCAAACCGGATTTACAAAACTGATGTAAATTCACTGTGATAGAATCGTCTTCTAATATTTTCTTCAAAATATGAAGAGCCTTACTATGTGTTTGATAGTCTTTTGTGAGACAAGGACAACATGCAGTCTTATCATGTTGAGAAGAATGAATATTTTTAACACTGGACTTATGCTGAAAGTGTCCATCATTAAAATTATGGAAAATTAGCCAATCTCCTTTACAACACCGAAATGATCCTGAGCCACCATACATTGACAACACATCTTGACGAGCATTTCTTGTTGACGTGTTCTTTATAATGTTTCTTAATTCGTGAGCGTCAATCAGTGATAACTCTCCATTCTTTCTAGTGATAGCATAACGGGTCCCGTCATGGTCCATCTGAAAAGTCGTTCTTGCAAACTTTGATGTTTTTAAGTAAACACTACAGGACCGAGACCCGTGACAACAAAACGCTTAAAGACAAGTATAGGGACAGAATCAGCACACAAAATGTCAGATACGGAATCTGATTTCGGAATGACCGAAAGTCAAAAATTGTGTGAGGCCAAGGCAGATGCGTTTCTTGCACGCGTAAGAGATACGATAACACCGAGTGACATGTACTTATTGGGTTGTGTTGGGGGTTATCACGGTAGGACTGAAGTTGGGGATTATATGGAGTGGCCTGATGGTTTCATATTCTTACTTGACGAGATATGTGACGCATTTCGTATGTTTAGCGACTGGGGTCGTGTGCGAACGCCTGGGGTACCCAGGGACGATTATGATTTAGCACAAAAAGAAGACGAATGGGTCCCATATAGAAACATTCTTTTACAACAATTGAATGATCGTATTTGTGAATACGCAGTGGATAATGAGGGCGTAATTCTGCAATTTTACAAAGAAAGATCGATGCGTAGGTGGAAAAGGGTTGTCCGAGATGTGAAAGTGCGATATATCTTAAAGTACTGGGTACATGCTGCTAATAAACCACAGTCAGTAGGTTTCTACAGTGGAATGAGGGAAGTGTGTACTTAAAGACAAACATAAACACAATCTTCACTTACTCCCCCAAGTCTTCACTCCTCTGAATTGTTGACACCCGAGTGTTTGAGCATTTGCTTTTATAGCACAATATTCATTCACAGTTTTCCCTTCTTCACATGCCAAACATGTCGCAACTCTGGCTATGCAACAGGTCTTGTCCGAGACTGTGAGCTGGCTGACGATAGGAGGTCCCTTCGCCTTCGCCCAGACCATCTCGAATGCATGACCTAAAGTTGAAATGTTGAAAGTGTTGGTCATGTTTCCATTACCCGAAGGGTCCGGTTGAAAGTCTGACCATTTCGCGTTCATTGCCATGGGGACCATCTCATCTTGGGCCTGAGATTTACAATATGTTCCCTCATACAAGACGTCTTGTATTGCTTTGCACCAATCGCCGGGTACCATCAGCGAAACCTGAATAATAGTGTCTGGTGTTGTTTTTTCTTCATCAAATGGCACTACTGTTTTCTTGAAAAGAGGATCTGTATGGTAATGCGATGTCATTTTTCCGCTTGGACCTTCTCTTGATACTATGTATGATAAATTGTTGCCATCCCAGTTAGCTACTGACAAGCTTGAATCTACATTCGTATCTGCGGGGTCTATGAAGCGTGACATTATATCTTTTAATTTTATTTTTTATTATTGCTAATTTTGTTATTGCTAATTTTTTTATTGCTAAGTAATAAATGGCATACAACGTAATTTTCGATCCATCAATGAATATAAGAGATGCTACTAAAGATCAGTCGCCCAACACTGATCTTCAGTCGCCCAACACTGAAGATCAGTCGCCCAACACTGAAGATCAGTCGCCCAACACTATTCTGACAGTTCTGATTGCTTTTATTATTATTTGTGTACTTTTGGCTTTGGCGTTTCTGTTCTCTTCTAAATCTTCTAAACGCCGCCGATAATCCCTGCGATTATGTTGACCGATGGCTTTGATTGTGCATACTGGACTTTGGCGTTTTTCAAATATATGATGGACCACCCTACAGGGTTGATTGCTGGATTTCAACAAAGGTTTTCCAAACAAATGTATGATACAAATTTTGAACATGATAACCATTTTCTTCAAACACAAATGAAAAAGTACAAAAAGTACATTCACAAAACTCTGCCAAATTCAAATGAAATAGAAAAATGTTTGAAATCCACATCACAAGCAGGAATGATAAAGTTCAACTAACCCTGAGCTTAGCATAACTTATCTCTGAACTCCCTTTGACGGTCATTCTTTCCTGATTTCTTCTTCATCACTACCCTTTTTGGTGGTGGTGGTTTCTCTTCCTCCTCTGAGTCCGACTCTGCCTCCGTCAATCCAGTCAGTCCACCCAAGTTTTTAAAAAGATCATTCAGTCCCCCACCTCCTGCTAGTCCCCCACCTCCTGCTTGTTGTGTTTGCATCATTCCCATCATTGACGCTGTCATACTTTCAATCTTCTTCATATATTCGGGCGGCACCATTTGGATGGTGCTCAATAGCATGTTCGTCATACCAAGAGCTTGAAACATAGCATCCTGCTCACTGGTAGGAACCCTGTCTAGCACTTCTTTCACTGGAAAATCTGGATAAAATGCAGCAATCCCACTAACATTTTTACTTGCAATGTGTTGAGCCACTGGTGTAAGCTTTTCTCTAACAATGTTAGTGAACTCGTCTCCAGTCTCCGATCGTTCAATGAATTCCATCAATTCCTTCATCTGAGGCACTGACAGGTTATGTTTACCCACACGCCGTGACGTCTCAATAATCGATTCTCTAATAGCACTGTTCACACTCATTGTTTCTTATGCATTTTTTTTATCTTTAATATCATACGTACGAATTTTGAGCTTAAAATAAAGTGCTACGTAACAATAAATAATGTTACTTATTATTGCCGGATACTTTTTCATATTAAGCGCCATCCCTATGGTCATACGAAAATACACAACAATTCGACCTTATGAAGTCACAAGGTCTTGTATGAACATACAATCGGTAAATGACATTGTTCATGTCTGCATCTTGACTTCTATGCGGCTATCAGGAGACTCAACTATGATACAGCTCATACCAACATGTACATTTGTATACTTTTGTCTCGACATCTTATTTCACTTCAGGGTCTTCGTTCGAAACAAACTATACCTACTTCATCACATCATATCATGTACAAATATTGCTATCATACACACACTCGTGTATGATGAACTATATGCTCTCTCTATTCTGCTCTGGATACAAGAAAGTGCCTTGATGCCGATTGCAATCGCAGACATATACAAAATGCAAGGACGGGCCGTTCCAAAATACATTTTAATCATTCGCCCACTCTGTTACCTCACCACCAGACTCTACACCTACGGCTACGTTATTCGCAATTATTGGCTTGCATTTACCAAGCCAATTCTATTCTTCATGGCACCACTAGTCATGCATAATTTATACATTTTCAGAAAACAAGTACAAGCAGCAATACGCTCAATTTAAGGACCCTACGTGAGTACTGCGTAGGGAAGACCACACTTGAAGCTCAGTGTAATCAGTTCACTGGGCTTGCATCCCATGTGGTCTCCCGTGGTCTCCCATGATTAGTCATCACGAACGACCGCACGCCAATCAAAGGGAAGATGCCGACCAAGAAAAAGCCGAAGACCTATGCTGTAGAGCGGCTACTGGCAATGCGTGATACGGCATACGGCCGTGAGTACCTCGTGAAATGGGAAGGCTACAGCAGTGCGCATGACAGCTGGGAGCCTGAGAAGAACATCAACGGACAGCTGATCGACGACTTCCATGGTGTGTCAGAACCGGCCGTGGTGCTGGAGGGCGAAAGGGTGGAGGTGGAGCTTATGTGCGAGGATGAGGAGGTCGAGGGGGTCGAGGGGGTGGACTACTTCTCGGTGGTGGGCGAAGAGGTGGTGCCGGCACCAGAGCCAGAGCCAGCACTCGCGACTCGCAAGCGCCCAAGGAAAGGGGGCGTGGCGCGCTTGATTGCAAAGGCGAAGGCGAAGGCGGCAGAGGAGGCGCGCTTGATTGCAGAGGCGGAGGCGAAGGCGAAGGCGATAGAGGAGGCGCGGCTGGCGGCAGAGGCGAAGGCGAAGGCGATAGAGGAGGCGCGGCTGGCGGCAGAGGCGGAGGAGAGGGCGACAGAGGAGGCGCGGCTGGCGGCAGAGGCGGAGGCGAAGGCGACAGAGGAGGCGCGGCTGGCGGCAGAGGCGGAGGCGAAGGCGACAGAGGAGGCGCGGCTGGCGGCGGCGATCGAGGAGCTGCGCGAGCGGCTGGCGGCGGCGGCGGGGGCGGCGGCGGCGGGGGCGGCTCCTTGCAAGCGACCTCGCGGACGCGCTCCGAAAGGCAAGATGTGGGACACGGAGAACGGGGAGTGGAAGGACGAGGAGGAGAAGAAGAATCGCTGCAGGACACCAGGGTGTCACGAGCGTCACGGACATCTAGGGCTTTGTACAAAGGAAGACCTCGTTGTTCAGATCCAGCTTAAGGCGGAGAAGCAGAACGCGCACAGCAACTTTCTCCAGTCCGTGGCCTTTTCACCTGACGGCAAGACCATCGTGTCAGGCTCATGGGACAACGTGTCAGGCTCATGGGACAACACGCTCAAAGTCTGGGATGCAGGTGCGTCGGCACTGTGACACCCTCTAACCCTCAGCCCAGACAGCCCAGACCTGACCGCCCCTGTGCTTGCGGCAGTATCGCTGGATCTCAAGGCGGAGAAGCAGGGCGCGCAGGCCGTGTCCTCCGTGGCCTTCTCGCCCGACGGCAAGACCATCGTCTCGGGCTCGTACGACGACCAGACGCTCAAAGTCTGGGATGCAGGTACCTCAACCGCCGGAACTCTTCCACCTGATAACCCCCTTGATACTCCTGCCCCCCATCCAATGCAGAGAACCTAAACGAACTCTCCAAGGTCGAGAACGCCGATCCCGAGGCGATCATGTCCGTGCAGTTCGATCCAGACGGCAAGACGATCGTTTCCGGAGGCGCATCCGGGACGCTCAAAGTCTGGGATGCAGGTGTTGGCACTGACACCCTCCAACCCTTAACCCCAGACCTGACCGCTTCTGTGCTTGCGGCAGCATCACTGGAGCTGAAGGAGGAGAAGCAGAGCGCGCACAGCAGCACCATCTGGTCTGTGGCCTTCTCGCCCGACGGCAAGACCATCGTCTCGGGCTCCAGCGACAAGACGCTCAAAGTCTGGGATGCGGGTACACCATCCCGCCCGATCCCTTGCCTAACTCAAAGCTGAGCGTCCCCCACGCTTGCCGCAGCATCCTTGGAGCTCGTCACGAGCAAGGAGAACGCACACAGCCGCATCATCAATT